TGGTCGTTCCCCAAAGTTGAGTAGATCCATCCAGTCGAAATTGGCATTTTCTAGGAACTTCATTTTACATCCTAGAAAGGTATTTTATCTCTTGAAATGTCCTTCCAAGAAACCCAAAACCTTTCCCTGCTCCTCTAAGTTAGTATTAACAAACTCTGTAATATAGGGCATCAGTTCAAAATTAGACAGTATATTGCTATATTTAGTCGCTCGACCTTTTAGGAATGTCTCAGATTGGTCAGATCCTCGTTCTGCATATCGTTCTTTTAGCATAGCATCTGGAACTTTAAGGTAAATTACCTGTAGATCCGTATTCGGAAGTCCCATTGCAAACTCTAAGAAAGACTGATTAAAGATTCGGTCTCCCTCGAATAGAATATTGGAGGTGGTTTCACTAACAAACTCTTGTGCCACTGGTTGAACAGCCATGCTTAGACGATCTGTACCAGCAAAAGTTTCCCCATCATCATACTTACCTAGAATGTATAGGTCGAGTTCTTTACAATATAGAGCAGGAAGCATCTTTTTAGGTTCGACTTTCTCCCATTGATACTTCTCCATAAACTTACGGAATAGAGTGGTTTTACCAGTTCCAGGTTGACCACCCACAGCGATTAGTTTACGCACCTGTGGTTCTCCACGAATAATCTGAATTGAAATTTGATCAGTTGTTCCTACAATTTCTTTAAGCATGTTTCACTTCCTCAATAAGTTTTCTTAGTTCTTCCTCTGTAAATACCCAGACTCTTCCAATAAAGTGATGCACATCAGAGTCAACATCATGTTTCTTTGTAAAGGTAATCTTCTTTACCAATTCTCTTGATGCATTCTTAGCAAGGTTTTCTTTAATCTCGTCTGCATAAGTTGGAACAGTATCTTTTAACTTTAAGAGTTCATGTGCTGATACTTTATGATCAACAGTTAGTTTATTAAACTCATACTTGTCTAGTAAGTCATCGGTTATTACACCCATGGCAATGGTTCCATAACTACCACTGGTGTTTGATATAGTTATACTCCCAGTGGTCATATCACTAATGCTTACTGGTAAAGAAACAGAACTTGTCGTTGTTAAACTCATGCAAAAATCTCCAATCCATTTAATATAGGTTGCTCATCATCAAACATCCACTCTAAATTCTCTAGTCTTCCTGTATTAATAAAACTAGAAAATCTTTCTTTATCAATTCCTCTTCTGTGGTCTAATCTCAAGTCGATAGTTTCTTCTCGTGATTGCCACAAAACATCCCAATCAATACCATACCATCCATCCTTCTCACACTGCATAATTTCTTCTGCCTGTCTATCAAGATAGTATCCAAGATAACGACCATGATGTGCTCTAAAGATCTTCTTAAAAGAACACAAACAAGTTTCCATGGTAAAGTAATCTATCTGATCAATTAGTTCTGGAAATCTCGCTTTCGTCTCGCAAAGAATCTCGTACGCTTGTGCTTCAAGGTTGCTATAATGTCCTCCAGTGAGTTTTCTATCCACAAAGTCTTCCTGTCCAACGGCATAAAGCAATCCATTACGATGAGAGCGAGAGCCATCATAATCATCCAACATGAGAGAAGTAGGATTGATATGGACACCAGCAGTATGCTTAAGATGCTGAAGATAAAACCAAGTGGAATAACGACCAAACTTATGCAACCCAGACTTAATGCCTGTCCACAGGTTATTAAAGTTCTCTTCTTCATTGCGTCCATAATATTCTTCTAACCTTTCTCTCTGTGTTTTGTCTCCCACAAATTGTTGGTAAGAAGCGAACATGGTAGGGAGGTGTCCTTTGTTCCACTTTGTATCTGTTTGGTATCTTAATCGTTTATAGTTTGTAGTGTTCCATTGTGTCATACGATCTACAGTGGCTAACTCAAAGTCTGGAAACTCGTTCATAAGAATCCATGCAGTTGGAAGATAGTATGTATTACCATACAACCAACACAACCACAACTTCTGCTCATCATTATGTTCATAACGATTGTTCAGATAGTTTGTTGCCCATACAGCAGGATCGCAGTCATCATACTTCAACGACCAAGCATACCAGCGAATGAATGCTTCCTTACGATTTTCTTGCAAACGATAATCCATTATACTAAAAATTCTTCTAAAGAGGGTTGTTCCATTAGTGCTTCTCTTAACCATGCCTTACCCACTGCATCAATTGCTGCTTGGCTTTTTGCTTTCTTTTTCTCACCCCACTTGTAGGATTCTAATCCCTCTAATCGAAATTGTTCTCTTGCTTTGTATGGTGGTAGTGCTTGAAGTGGATTCACAATAGCATAATCTCGATAAGCAATCTGTTCTGCTCTTGTTGGGAATAATGGTTGATCAGAGCGAAGTGAACCTGTTGGATCTACTGCCCACCAAATCAAACCATTCTTATAGTGCCATGTAACAGATGATGGTGTGCAGGACATTTTCAATCGAGTCATCTTTCTTTCTTTGACTGCATAATCAATCCATGCATCCCAACACTTGGATGCATATCCTTTACCTTCATGTCCTTCAATTGTAACGATTTCGTATAGATTTGAGTAGTTGTCACGATTGAATGTGGCAAAGATAAGAGATACAACTTCACCATTTACTTCATATGTCATCGGTGGTGCTTTGTCATAATTATGAAAGCGATACCACAATGAGTGTGCAGCCGATAAGAACTTGGTGTTCTTACCAGCTGGACTGTTTTTAATTAGTTCTTCTACTCTTGTAGAATTAACAAAGTTCATAGTGTTGGAAATCCACTGCGTCAGCTATCGTTTCTTTTTCAACCATCATAGCCAATGCATCATCAAAAGTTATATAAGTGTTCAAAGGTAACTCAGTTGTAAATCCTTCAATACCTGCTCGTGCAGGAATATTTTCAGTAGAGGTAATTATACATCCATTGTTGAAAGTTGTCAAATATAATGGACGCTTGCCATTGCGATATGCACGAATAACTCTATCAACATGCAACTCGCAAACTGCAAGACTAGAATCTTTCCAACGAACTAACGGAGAGATGCAATTTTCTGCTGTGTGTAGGATTAATTCTGTATCGTTTTTAGTTTCACAATCATAACCATACAACTCTTTCCATTTCTCTGGTAGTTCTTGAGTAATAACACCATTGTGAACTACTGAGAGATTATCATTAGCAATTGGCTGATTATACTCAAGATCGCTAGTGCTATAACGGCAGTGCCCAATAAGGTATAGATTTCCATCTTCATTGACATACGCTGGCAAATCAAAAGGAAAATTATTAGCTGGCACTGGGTGTTTCTCAGTATGGATTTTACCATGCTTAACATATGAGATTCCTGTAGCATGCATTCCACGAATCTTAGACTCATGGAATACACGAAGTAGATTTTCAAAATCCTTTGTTGAAGGATTCTGAATGATTGTTCCAATTACGGCACACATTATCCGAAGAACTCCTCGAGTGCATTAACAGTTGTAGTCTTTGGTGGATGATACTTGTTCAATACTTCTGTACCTAGTTTTGATTCTAGATAATCAAACCATTCTTTAGAATCCCACATTGATGGTGATACACCATTCCACAATGGTCGTTGTTCTGGATGTTCTTTATTAAGTCTGCGAGATTCAACAAAGTCAAAACGACAATCTTCATACTCTTTAGATCCTAACTCAAGCATCTTCTCACGGAAGTACACAACCAATGAAATTCTCTCTGCCACATCATCAAGCAATTCAATCTGAGTATTACCATGCATTACTTCATGATTGTTAATCAAAAGTAGATCTCCAGGTCTGGGATTTACTGCGACACGATACTCTGGTGCAACAAGATGGCAACCACGATAATTACCATTGTTTGATAATGTCAGTAGATTTGATAGACCAGAAGTTAGGTCACCTGCATCAAAGTGACACGCAGTTCTAAAAGATCTATTCACAGTGACAGTAGTGAATGGAGTTTCTGGAACTAAGAAACGAGGATCCATTTTATTTGCTGCTTCCATCTGATTACCATATCTCCATGGCAACAGATCTTTAAAACCCTGTGCAAGTTGCTGTAGGAATGGATACGCCATAGCAAATTTGTCTGGATGATTCGCAGTATAAGATGTTGCACGACCATAAGGAATGCGAGGATAACGATCGAACCATCCAGCAATACCAGAGAACACACCATTGGCATAGGTTGTTGCACAGATATATTTCTCAGCAACTCGTTTTGCTTCTGCACGCATTTCATTCTCAGAAAGTTTTCTTGTTGCTTCAACCCAGTCTTCAAAGACGAAGTTGTCTTTCTTTACAGTAGAAATACCCCAAACATTATTACGATTAGACGGAGATGGCTTCTTGTTCTTATGTGCCTGACGAATTGCTTCAATTGGATCTTCACCAAATAGATTGGCTTTGGGATTACTGAAGTAATCAACGATGTCATATTCATACTCAGTGACCCATTCACGATTACCTAACTTCTCTGCTCTTGGTCCAGCTGCAAGTCCACGATTCTGCGTCTCAGTTGCAGCTTCACGAAGTCCAATGTATGCTTGGTCTTGTTGTTCTTTTGTAAAATAATTCTTACGAAACTTCAGAACAATCCTCTCTTCAGAGAATGTCATCTCTGGATGTCCTGGAATCTCTGGCATGTATACATCTGTATCTTCCTCGATAAGATGATCATAATGCGACTCATCAGGGAACTGTCCCAACATATGAGTCATATCATGTTTCTGTTTTGCTACAATAACTTTTACCATATCTTTCTCCTAAAACTTAAATCCCTCGAATGATTCTGCTTTTTGTCTGCGACCAAAACTACTCTTATCAAACACTGGCTCATCATCTTGACCAGAGTCACTTATATTAACTTGAGCAGATGCTTCTGTGTCATACAATTTCATCTTTGCTCTATCAATTCCAATCACAAATCGTTTGTAAAAACTAGGATCGTTGTAACGATTCTTTAATTGTTTTACAAGGATTTGATTTAACGCTTCTAATTCTTCATTGCTGACCAAAGCAAACATGAAGTCAGCGGTCGCTGGCAAACCAAATGATTCACTCGTATCTTCTAGTCCTGGATCTGAATTTGTATACCCAGAACGAGTTGTTTGAGTTGCTGAAACGATTGGCACATTATACTCTACTGCCAAACCTCTCAACTCTTCTGCGATTGCCTTAATATATGTATAAGAGTTAATACTTCCACCTTGCTTCATTCGCTGACTCGCACAGATGTTAAGATAATCAATGAAGATTATATCAGGTCTAAAGTCTCGTTTCAGTTTTAATTCTTCCAGCAATGCACGAAAGTGCCCAGAGTGAGCACTTGCAGTTGGATATTCTTTGACAATTAGTTTACCTTTAGTCTTACTTGTAATCTTTGCGATACGAGATTCAAAGATATCCTTATCAATAACTTTCAATTCATCCATGGTAAGGTTCAAGAGATTCGCATCAATCCTCTCAGCGATTCTTTCTTCTGCCATTTCCATAGTTATGTATAAAACATTTTTACCTTGTGTCAAACAACCAGCACTCATGTGACACATGAACAATGACTTACCAACACCAGTGCCAGCAAGTGCGATGTTTAAGGTTTTCTTTGAGAGTCCACCTTTGGTGATTTTGTTGAACATGTCAAGGTCGAAAGGAATTTTCTCTTCAACCCTGTGATAAAAATCAAACCTCGAAAGGTGGTCATCCAGATAGTCATGACCGATGTGATTATCAAAAGAAACAGCGAGTGCATCGCTAAGGATGCTAGGTATCGCATCTTTAGTATGAATTTTGTCTCGCCCATCGATGATACTAATTGAATTAAGGATCGCATTATAAACCGCTCTATCTTTACAAAACTTCTCAGTGTTTTCTAGCATCCAGTCTTCATTAACTGGCTCATGATTTAAACTACCGATATAATCGGCAAGTTCAACTAACTCTTTGTCATTAAGATCTTTTCTATTTCCAACTTCAATAGATAGAATTTCTTTTGTTGCAGGTTTGTTGTATTTTGTGAAGAAGGAAACAATCTCACTTGTAAGGATTGCTTCTTTACGATCTGTGAAATACTCTTTCTTTAAAAACGGAATTACCTTACGACAATAATGCTCATCATGTATCAGATTGCTTAGAATCTTCTGTTCTATTCTCATCAACTCCGCCTGTGTATGTTAAATTATTTTCTTCGACACCCTCGTGGATTAATCCTTCAAGTATCTTACCTATGTATGCTTCAAAAGGTTTCATGTCTGTCAACCCTTTATCCGCATAATCAAGAATTTCATATTCAAATTTTAGATGAATCTTATCATTCTCTTCATCTGCATCAATACTAACTTTCCCATAGGTATAAATTATACCCTCAAATGCACCTTCTGTCAATTTAATTGCTTGAAGTCCATTGTGTTTGTTTTCTGTAACAATTATGGGTAAATTACTCTTCATCGAATTCCAATTCCTCAAGTGCCTTATCCAACTCATCTGCTCTAATCATATCACCCTGACCCATTGAATATTTGTTCTTGACATAGTCATAAAATGTTTTATCTGTAAGAAGTGGTAACCAGAACTCTTTAGTGTCAGTATCTTTCAAACGATATTTCTTTTCTTCTACTTCTCCTGTAACTGGATCACATTTGGAATACCAACCATTGGATGGTTTGACCACATGTTTGGACTCAAGAGCAATATCAAGCAAACCGCTCCACTTACTAAGACCACCATCAAAAGATACGCTAACAGGTATCTTAGATTTTTCTTTAACATAACGACTCTTCTCGACATTAATAATAAAATTGTAACCTGTTAATTCAGTTCCATCTTTCTCTTGCTGACGACCAAGAATAAAGATGTTGTCCGCTGAGTAGTAAGAACCAGTACCACCACCAACGATGTCTTTAGGATAAAGACCAATCTCTTTATATGTATGATTCACTACAACAAGTGGAATATCTTTCATGGACAAATGAGGTGTAACCATACGGAACAAACTCTTCATCTGCTTTGCACGACTCATATCAGCAACTGCTTTCTGGTCCAATGCATCCTCTACTTCTTTCTTGGAAGCGAGATTTCCTATCGAATCAATGACGATAATGAGGTGATCTCCACGCTCGATGGTTGACAGTTGCTGCATGATATCAAACTTGAGTTGTTCAACATCTGTAACAGGAGTGTGAAGCACTCGCTTAGTATCAATACCAAAGGTATCAAAGTAAGACTGAGGAGTACCAAATTCAGAATCATAAAACAATAACGCTGCATCTTCATACTTGTCCAAATAAGATTTTGCCATAAGCAAAGAGAAAGCAGTTTTAAAGTGCTTGCTTGGACCAGCCCACATCGTCAATCCTGGAACTAATCCACCATCAAGACGACCAGATAAAGCCACATTGATAATTGGTACTGAGGTTGGAATCATGTCCTTCTTAGCGAAGAATTTTGATTGAGCAAGAATTGCTGAATCTTTGATTGTTGTATTCTTTTTAATTTTGTCTAGTATGCTCATATTAACCTTTCAGGAATTCTAATAATTTCTCTTCATTCACTAAACCGACATGTCGTTTAATTTCATTTTCAGTATCATCAACCAATATCATAGTCGGAACTGAACGAACTTTAAACTCTTGTGCAAGAAAAATGTTCTCATCAATGTTTACATTTTCAACTGGGATTGTAACTTTCTCTCCAGCGATTTCAATAATTCTTGTCAATGCTTTGCATGGACCACACCAGTCGGCATAAAATTTTAAAACTTTCATTTATATCTCCTATTATACAGTAACTTTTGTTGCAAGACAATTATGGATTGTTCTTGGCATGCGGAACATCAAACACAAATGTAATTCTTACAGCATCTCCAACATTCTTTGTTCCATGTGATTGTTTATTATCAAACCAAATCAAGTCACCTTCTTCTACTCTTACAGTCTCTCCTCCAACTGTATAATCATATGCACCTTGAATTGCAAGATGATATCTATCTCGTGTTTGATAGTAAGATCCAATATCAATATGTTGACCAACGACACCAGCAATGGGTAATGATAAGAATCCACACCTATCAAATTTCTTGAAGTGTCTCTTTAAGAATGAAATAATTTCTGTATGATGACTATATGCAGGTGTTGATGCAGACATCTCACTATCACCCACATACTGATCTTTAGATGAGACAACTCCCATGACTAACTGTAGAACACCTGCTTCAACTGCAGGGAATCCGCAATCGTCTACAAGATCTCCTACACCATCAATGTTTTTCTGAGCACCCCAATCCTCTGGATACTGATGTAATTGTTTCAGTATCTTGGATACATTTATTCCTTTTTTAATTACTCTGATATTAGCCAAAGAAATCCTCCAATGAACTTTCTTCTTGAGTCTTCCAACCTAGTGGTTGAATAACAATCTGTAGAGCATCAAGAAATACTTTTTCAAATTGTTTATCATAATCTATGTATGCTTCCAGTCCAAACTCTTTTGGAAGATGCTGACTAAAAGCAATCACATCTTCTTGCAGAGGGTTTGGTGTACGAACATAAACAAACTTAATCTTATCACCATCACGAATTGGTTGATACTTTTTATCTAGTCCCATACGCTTACAGTGATGATTGTAGAGCAACGCACCACGAACATGAATTGGTGTTCCCTTTGTATAAATCGGAGAACCAGCATACTGTTTCATACCATTCACACCACGAGGAAATGCTACTTCATGCACTGGAAGTTTATCGAACTCTTTCTTAAATGCTGTTACATATGTATGTAGGTCTTTTTGATCGCCAGCAAGAATAACTTGTAACGAATCCCTAAGTTTGTCACGAATAACCGCAGGTGTAGACGACTTGACCATCTCCAAACCCATAACTTTGATTTTAGGTTTCGCAAATTGCACTCCTTCCGAATTATGAACATTAATAACATATCGTTTCTTGGCAGTCCAGATTGCTTTGTCAGCCAGTACTTCTCGTTTCATTTGCATCTTCTGACCATACGCATTCATATAGTCAGCAAGTTCATCATATCCTTGATCAATAAATGGTTGAAAAACTTCTTCACAGATCTTGTCCATTGTTTTGATTTTCTGTTCAGTAGTTTTACCTTCACAAACCTTCTCAATCAAATCTTCCAATGTTAGATAGATCGAATCTGTATCAATGGCAATGACGAAATCTTTACCCTCTGTCTTGAGAGTTTTGTTGAGGAATGCATTGAGTTTGTTTGCCATCCAACGAATGGATAACTGACCAGAAGTGGTAATACCTTCAGCCATACGAATATCAAAGTAACGGAAGTATTGATTACCCATCGCACCATAAGCAGAGTTAAGAGCAATCTTCATCGCCATCTGCAGATTGTTTAGACGAGAAATATCTTTTAATAGATGAACCTTTGTCTTATCGTTTTGGTATTCTTGTTCAACTTTCAACATCTGTTTTTTAAACTTGGAGCGATTAACATACATATGCTCCATCAACTCAGGCATAAAACCTTTGATGTCTTTACGATATGTCCATCCATTTGCAGTCAGAGTTAGATCTCTTCGTTTAATATAAGATGTATCCACTTCTTGATTAAGCAATTTATCAACTGTGACAGAGAGTTTCTCACTGGTCAGGGTCTCAGGACTAATGTTGTATTGCATAATCAAGTGCGGATACAAACTGTTTAAGTCAAAGGATGCTACCCATTTATGCATACCGATAATTGGATCTTTAACGAAAGCACCTTCGAACTGTGCATCTTTACCTGAAGAAGTCTTTGCTGGAATAACAATACCTTTCTTACGCAGGTGATTGTAGATGATAGTATCCCACATACGAACTTGTGAGTAAACATCTTCAGGATTAATCTTAGCATTGTATGCCATAGTCAGATGCAGTTCAATCAAACGCATCTTGTCTTCGAGTTGATCAACTAACTCCACATCGTGAATGTTATATTCAACAAACTTATCCCAATAGTTTGTATAGAAATCTTTAAAGTCTGTTCCTGGATTCTCTTTCTTCTTATCACCAAGTTCTTCTTGTGCGATATAATCCAGACGATAAGACTCCTGCTTTGTATATGTATATTTTTTATAAAGTTCGAGATAGTCTAGTTGAGAAATACCTAGAATGTCATAGTGAAGTTCTTCGTTGCCTTTAATGAATGTCTTGCGTTCATTGATGTAACCCCATGGACTAACTTTCTTGGAGAATGAATCACCAAGTTCTCTGTCCAATCGTTTGATAAGATATGGCACATCAAAGAAGTCTGTATTCCAACCAGTGATACAATCTGGATAGTTCTGTTGCCACCAAATGATAAACTCTTTTAGTAGTTGTTGTTCATCACGACAATAAACATACTGACAATCTTCTCGTTTGTTTTCATATGGCTTAGTGCCAAAGGTGATAATGTTTTTCGTTTGTAGATTCTTAATTGTGATTAGAAGAATCTCTTCATTGGCACTACGGATATCTGGGAATCCATTCTCAGTGGCAGTCTCAATGTCAATGGTGAATACTTTGATTTGTTCCATGTCCCAATTGACATCGTCTTGATAAGTGTCGCTGATATATTGATATGCGTAATTGGTATTACCATACACAGCAAAACCTTCTACATCTTCGTAGCGTTTGACAAACTCTCTTGTATCTTTAATCGTTCCAGGTTTTACTTCATCAACATATGTATCATCCAAAGTCTTCCACTTAGATTGCTTCTTAGAAGTGACAAAAAGCGTAGGGTAGAAATCTACCTTACGCTGATATGCTCTTCCTTTATCGTACCCTCTAACGAGTATCTTATCGCCCAGTGGATGGACGCTTGTGTAAAATTCCATTAAGTTGTTTTTCCATACATTAGTTGCATTGCATCAAGTGCACAGTCGTGAACAGGATGATGTTTGATGACTTCATGTCGCTTAAACAAAGGATGATCTACATCTACATATCCATTTGTAGTGCCGTAGAGAATATCAACTGCAGTTCTGACATCTCTCCATACATTATACCCTGTAATTTCTTGCATGCCAACTCTAACTGCCAATGAATCAATCGCCATCTGATCAAGTGAACCTCGTGCCCACATTGTTTGTTTATCAGCATTTGCAAACTTACTCATGTAGTTATAGAATGCATTCAAGCCATTTTCGACAGTCATATCTTCACGAGATGGATCCAAAGAAACCTTACGAACATATTCGTGTTGACCTTTCCACCAATCAAGTGTGCCCTTGGATGATGTTCTTCCAAGTTGTAGTTGTTCCTTCACATCAAACTTTACGAAACATGAATTGTCCAACAAGTCTTGATATGTTGGTCGCTTTTCTGGATCAAAATGAACCATAGCTGCAGAGAGAATCACACAAGTTGATTCTACTCCCAGCGTTTCTACATCAAACATAAACATTAGAATCCCCGACCTTCACCTTCTTTAGTGAAGAATGCATTAATCTTTTGCTCTTTAGTCCAACCATTAGTGTAATCATTATCAATGTCACAAAGAATCAATGCTTCTTCTTCAGAAACAACACGATGCGATGTAATCACTTCTGGTAATGCCAATTGAGAAAACTCTTTAGCATCTTCACAGGTAACATCATCCATGGCATACTCTGGATTAGTTGCTGGTGTTTCAATCATGTAACGCATACGATATGATTGAATTGCTTCAACCAATACCCACACTGAACCTTCTTTGATTTTAGATGGAGTTTCCAACTCTTCAATACGAGCAGTCAATACGCTAACAGCAGTATTAAAATGGCCAGTACCCTCATTGTAAGGATCGTAACGATCAAGTAGAACCTGTCGTTCTTGTTTTAACATCTCAATATATTCTTTACTCATCTCTATCACCTTTCATTGCTAGTGCTTTATCCAAAGATTTCTGCGCAGTACGCAGACCAAATTCCATCTCACGCTTTTGTTGTCTCACCATATTCAACTGACTAAGAGTTTCTTGATAGTGTTCGTATAATTCTGTAGTACTTTTCTTTAGGGACTCAACATATGTAGTTAATTTATGAATAGTTACCCATGAACCATCAGCAAGTTTAGTATGACCATCACGAATACGAAATTCATCAGTCCATCTTTCGTTTAATTTATAACTTGGCATTGGTTCAAACAGAAACAATTCTTGTTCATCAAGTTTCTTTAAAACAAGAGAAAAGTTTTCCTCAATAGAGTCTTTACCATAAAACATTATTCATTCTCCTCATACTCATATTCTTCCTCACGACCAGCCATCGCTGCATGAATATCACACAGAGTAGTATGCCAACCATCAGTGTATGTTTTTCCTGGAGCACCACATTCTTCGCATGTACGATAACTCATACTCTCTGCAAAGGTGATATACTTATAATGTGTATCAGTTGCACCATGAACATAGAATCTTAGTCCACCGAACTTTTCTTTAACCTGAGAAGCGACTGGAACTTTCAATTCTTCTTCTTCCATCTTTGCTTTACGTTCATCAATCAGTTCTTGAGTGATAATTTTACCAACAGGGTCACCATTATCTTTAAAACCATATGTTGGTTGATTCACTTTATCTTTAATGTATTCGTATTGACTTTTCGCACCACGATATTCAGAAGTCAATAGTCCACAAAGAACATCGATGATGTTATACCAACCATCACCGCATTCAAATCCCCAACACATGGCTGTGGTTTGCATATTCGCATGACGATCTCTAAAGATCAGCGGATACTTTGCACAGAGTGCTTCATCTAATTCTTTTTTCATGACCAAGTCCTATGATTTTCTGCCACATGTTCAAGTCCATCGTATTCACTGATATGCCATTCAACATCATCTGGAATATCCAAGATTGCCAGTTCTGATGCCCAACCCCATGAATCTTTACCCAACTCTTCAATCACTGCAATCAAATCTGGATCATTGCGTTGTTCATAGAACTCATGCTCACTTAGGTATGTCGCATCAGATTGTGGACTACCAGCTTTGTAATAGTCTGAGTCATTTCCACGAATTGGATATTTGGCAGGCACTTTATCAAATGCAATACCCTTGCGTTCAAGTAATTTCTCAAATGCTAAATTTGAGATACCGAACCCACCAAAACATCTATTAATTACTACTTTCATTTTGTTCTCCAAATACATGATGGAATCTATTGAATTTTATTCCCAGTGTATGATGTATGACTTTGTCTTTAATCATATCTGGAATTGTTGTGTAAGGAAACTCAAGATAAAATGGACATCCTTCAGTTCCCCATGTCTGGTCTTTGACGAATCTTTTTACAAGACTCATATCCTGTTTTGATTTAACATCAAAAAATCT